CACCTGCTTTAGGTTTACCTGCGGTCTTTGCCCCCTGTTCTCCAAACCTAATTGTCTTGACTTTGTCACCTTCCTTCGCCACGACAACATGGCTTTTCTTTGGATGATTAGGGGTACGCTTTGGTTTGTTATAACCACTAACTCCTGCTCTTGCTAGTCTTGGGTCTGGTTTTTTTGGGGGCATTAGGCTTGACCTCCTTGAGGGACTCTTGCAGGGTTTGGACTTCCGCTTCCAATTCCGCGAGTTTCTTGAATGTTTTGTCGAAGGCTTGGTTGACTTGGTTGATTACTTCGTTGAGGCTGTGCTGTGTTACCATTAGTTTTTCCTTGTTGGTTTTCTTTTACAGCTACCTCACGTTCTTTTAGTAACTGCTCCGAGATTTTGAGTCGTTTCTCAAATTCTTTATCGTCTGCATCACCTACATTTAAATTTGCCGATATTGCTCTTATGCGGTCAATTTCCAACTCCTGTGGTACTGCCTGTGCATCAGTAAGGTACTTCTGCGCTCTAGCTTGTGACTCAAGTGCTTGACCTTGTAGTGCCGCTGTCTGTGATTTCTGGAATTCAATCTGTGCTTGTTGAGCCGCCATAGCCATCTGTTGTGCTTCTGGGTTAGGCTGATTGGCTTGCTGTAGAGCCGCAACAAGTTCTTCACGATTGGACAAGTTCATGTTGTCCACGATTGACATAATCAACTGTGAGTACATTGGGCTGTCGGGTTTCATAGTCTGCAACAGTTGTACCAGTTGTGTAACCTCGTACTCACGCGCAATGATACCAAGACTGCTTGAGGTATGGAACTTATAGTCAGCTACAGGATACTTCTCTGGGTTGAACTGCATATACCTATGGGCGGCTTTGGTTACAAAGGGAATAAGGAATGATTCTTGGAAGTTAATCAGAGTACGCTTATGCCTTTTGATAATAGCACCTAGCGACATGGAGATACCTGCCGCAGTAGCATCACCATTGATAGACCCTGCTATACCTGCGGAGTCAATAGCACCTGTAGCAGTCTGTACCATCTTCTGTAGTTCTGCCGCCTGTGCAAAGGTAACTTGACTTACGTTACCAAAGTTAAGCGGTTGTAACACTTCTTTTGGTGAGCCGTTGGTTAGGATAGTCTTACCTGCTCGTACTTCCGTTCTAGCACCACGAGGCATACGAGTAGCATCCATAGCCATCATTGGGTGTATAGTCAGTGCGAGAGCATCTATTCTGGCTCGTATTTCAGCGTCTAACGCCTTTTGTGAGTTATACCCTTTCTCACATACCCCTCTGCCCCAAAAGCGGCTAGGAACGACATCCCAAGGAAATGCAACGACAGGTCTGTCACCCATCATGTAAGGGTTCTCTTCTGCTTTTAAAAGTGTACCATCATTAGCAATAACAACAATGGCTTCTACATAGTGGCTTTCGTTTTCATCATCAGCGACTAATTCTTCTACTTCTTCATCTTCTTCTTCTTGTTGTGCCGCTTTAAGTAAATAACGAGGAACTAAGCCGTAGTATTTGGTTAAGCGTACCTTGTCATCTTCATAGACTGACAAGTCCTTGTCTGGTTCAATGTCAAAGTCTGGGGCGGCTAGACCTACCTCCACATCACGATAGACACCTTGTTCCTGTAGTTGTTCAACCAAGTGAGAAGGTACAAACTCATCTACTGCACAACCCAAGGCTTCCTCTACGGAAGTAGCTAGGGGGTCAATCAAGAAGTTCTGTGGCATTACTGGTCGTAGTTTTACGCAGGTCATGTCTACGATGTTCACACCTACTGCTGTCAACTCCCCACCCATTACTGGTTGTGTTGCAGGTTGAAACTCTTTTTCTTCTTCCAGAACTACCTCTGCAATACCTGTTCCGAATACAGCCGCGTTTATAAGGCACTCAGCTACTCCCTTACGCACTTTATTTTTCTTGAAGTCTTTGTATAAGGTTTCTCGTAGAAGGGCTATATCGCGCTTCTCTGCATCGGAAACGTCATCCTCAATGTCGAACCACTTGCCACGACCAAAGGTAGCTTCCTCTAGTTCCGCAACGGAGGATTCCACTGCTTGCTGTAGTGCAGGAGAGATAATACGAGAGCGTTCAGTCTCTCTGGTTCTATCCTCTGCCGCCCATTGTCCTCTCCATAGGCGGTAGTATTCATCAAACTTATCTGCATAGTTGGATTCAAAGTGGTCACGCCAACCTTGACATTTATTTATTACCCAACCTTCCAGTGTTTCTTCCAGTACAAACTGGTCTTTATCATCATATAGCATATTAGTACCCTGCGTATGTATCTAATAGTTCGTATTCTTCTTCTTGGTAATCTGACATATAGGCTATGTTAGCTAACTGGTCTATGTAAGCTAACGAGTCAATTAAGTCATCATGTACCATCTGGTTTGGAAACTGAAACAACTCATCTAAGAACTGTGTGTTCCATTCCCCTTTGTTTAGCGTTATAGTTCCATGTTCAAATCTTCCTTGTAACGCCCAAACAATCCTGTCCGTCTTTTTCTTATTACCATGTGTCAGTTCGTCAACTCTAAAAAACCTCTGGTTCTTTTTCATTAAGTCACTTAGGTAAGGGTACACTGCGTTCTTTAACGCCCCCTTCTCAATACCGACAGCCACTGGTCTATAATCTCTAACAGCTTCAAAAATCTTTCTCGCAGTGGTCTCCACACCCCATCTACCATGAATAATGTCAGCGACCCACCAACCTTCTTCACTTGCTTTAACCACTGAGATAGCTGTTTGGTCAAGTCGTTTAGTTTTAGTCGTGACTTTAGACACATCAGCGAATCCTGCCAAATCGACTGCAATGTAGTACGAGCCTCTTTCAGGTTCTTCTTCACAAAACTTAATATGTTCTTCTTTGAATAGTTCACTACCTTGCGCCTCAAATGATGCCATGAACTCCTGTCGGAAGCTGTAGGCTGACATTGACTTCTTAGCCGCCTCAATCTCATCTGGGTCTAACAGGGGGTTGTCATAGCTAGTAAAGTGATAACCCTTGAATGTATCGTCTTCCGATAAACTTGCATACTGGTATAAATCATAAAAGTGATTCCTGCCCATTGGCGTACCAATGAACAACGCCTCACCCTTTTGGTCAGCCAATGCAGGTCTAAGTATCTGCTCCCAGACCTCTGGCTTCATGTCAGCGTACTCATCCATAACAAGGAACTTAAGACTGACACCACGCATGGTTTCTGGTCTGTCTGCACCTTTGAGTGCTATGGTCGCGCCATTGATTAACTTTATTTGTAAATTATTAACGTGACTAGATTGTACTACAGGGTGTCCTATCTCCAACAGGACTTGCCACATAATGTCCCTAGCCTGTCCCTGTGTAGGGGCAACGTAGAACACATGACCACGTTCCGTCTGCAATGCCCTAATAATGAGCATCCATGCGGCTAAACGTGACTTACCTGTCCGTCTACCTGCGGCTATGACTTTGAACCGCGTAGGGTCTTCAAATACTTCCTGTTGCCAAGGAAGGAGTGATACGTTTAGTTCTGTAGTCATTCAACTGTTACATCCGCTTTTGTTTTAATAACTACTCTTGCACCGCAGGATAATAAAGGTTTATCGTTACCACCATAAAGTATTTCACTTTCGCCATGTATTTTTACTGAATGACCATAAGTGTTCTTTTTACCTTCTTTTACAGTAATAACTGGTTCGTTCTCATTATTTTTTTTATTGGAACGAATCTTATGCTGATTGACATGGATATATTTAATACCCACTTAGTATGTCCACATCACATAAGGGGTTGTATCGTCACCACTGCGAATATCAACATGAACAAAGCTAGAAGCGACTCCGATACCTGTGAATCCCAAGTTAATCGCCTCTTCAACAATCTTAAATCTTTCCCAACCATTGTCCACTTTAATATCTGCCGCAATGCCTTGACTGTGAGTTCCCGCAACTTTTTTCTTAGCCTCTATTGGATGTTCTGGGGCGCGATAGCCCGATGTGATATGGAAGGGGAAACCACAGACTTCTCTAAGTTCATCTAGTTTTTCAATGAACTCATCCTTCATTTCGTTCTTGCCAGTGTACTGACAATCAAATTCTTCCCTAGTGAAGTACTTAGCCAT